GTTTAGCCATTTGCAATACTGCTTGTGCTTGAGCGATTCTCTGGGCAGTGCTAAATATATTTGGATCACTGACTGGTATTATATCAACTCTGTCATTGAAGTCTGCAGCAAAAATCTTTTGCGTTCCACCAGCAACTGAAAATGCGACTTCCTCTGGTAAATATTCTGCATTTAGTTTTGAGAGTAATTTAAATTCTTGACCTTGAGAATGGTGCAGTCTTTTGTGTATTGCTGAAAATGATTTACTGCCTTGTTCTATTAAGGCAACTGTAGAACCAACAGGTGCATTAGGATTAACATCGCCAACATTTAAATCTGCTGTGCTTGCGAATCTTTGACCTGATTGTACAATAAAACCTAATAGTTGAAATAAAGATCCACTTGGTTCTTTAAATGGCAATGGCATAATTGCTTTATTTACATCGTCAACTGTTGCATCAAGATCAGCGAACTCTCCAGGATTTATTTGTAATTCACCACCTGTCACTCTGCCTTTTAATTTAAATCCACCTTGCATATTTGAAAAAGCAGCAGAGTCTAATAATGCTCTCAAAGATCCTGTCGCAGCTTTGCCAAGACCACCAATCATATGGTAAAGACCGAAACCATAAAAGCCAAGTCCAGGAAGAAATTTATAACTTACAAACCAATCTCTTCTTCTTTGCTGTTCATCTTCTTCTTTCCAGTTTCTGCGAACACTTACAACTTTTTGAGTGTCATAATTTATTGTAACAATATATGGTAATGCAACACTGCCTTCTTCTTCATCTGCATTATCAATGCCCTCAAAAGAATCGTAAACATGCATTTCTAAAAGTGTTAATGTTTGATCTTCGCCATCTGAAGAATAACTGTCAACACCTTCAATGTCTGCTATTGTATCACCTGTCGGATCAACATCGTCACCTGAATAATCAGATTGCAAATAATATCCTGCTTCAACATAGCGATTGTAATCGTTTTTTGGTATTCTTATGAGGTGAGTATATCTTGGTGCTGTTTGAAGATCATTTGACTCTGGTGCAACAACAAAGTCTTCTGCCTTTACAAATATCGATTTTTGTCTATTTAAATCTGGATCCCACCATACTTTTTTAAAAGTTTGTCCGATTAATGGCAGGTGAAATAACATTTGATCTAGATCAGGAAAGTATTCAGGCATCTGTTGAGTGATCTGGTAGTTCATATATTCTCGAACTCTTCGACCTTGCTCTTCTATCTCCTCATCTGGGTCACCAATGATAACTGTCTTCACTGGACCATTAGATGGATATAATTCTGCAATTGCTTTTGCATTAAATTGAGTTGCTGCTTCTGAGATCAATGGATGAATGACTGTGCTTAATCCTCTTGATGCTCTTTGATCCTCTGATTCATCAAGACCACCTTCAGTGTCTAAAGTTTTTAAACCTTCTTTATATCTTCTTTCCCACTCTGATCTTGCTGACTTATCATTTTCATAATGCTGTATTAACTCATCTGCTTTTTTTGAAAGTTCTCTTTCATCAATTACTTCAGCAAGGTTTTCGTCAAACGCAGTATCACTTTCAATAATGTCATCTTCTGGGTCACCGATTAAAACATCATCACCGATTGCTTCAACTTGTAAATTGTCTGCTGGCTCACCTTCAGCAAACATTGGTTCTTCAGCTTGGACATTTATTGGGGATCTAGCCATATAAAGTTATCCTCTCTTTTGTTTCTATTTCGTCATCATCATAATCAGAAGAATGAGTGACAAACCAACCTTTGCGAAGTCTCAACCATGCTTGAGTGCAAGTGTCAACGATATCATCATTGTCCCCTGCAGGGAAAGCAGCACAAATGTCTATTAAATTTTTACTCCATTTCCTATTAGAAGGAAAGTAAATTCTTCCATCTTCTAATAATGCACTGCTGGCATGAGCTCTGGCTTCTTTGTCTCTGTCAGGCATATACTCAAGAACAGGGATTCCTGCCATTCGTAAATCTTGCAATAAACTTTGACCAGATGCTTTCTTTTCTATCAGGACTGCGTCTGGCTCATAATCATAATATGACTCTTGTGCAATCCTCCTCAGCTCTGGATAAGTGACTCTGTCATACCACATATCTAAAACAATAGCATTCACTTGTCCATTTTTCCTGAACACACCCCATGTTGTCCTCGCAGAATATGATGTTTTTTCTTTTGTACTGAAAGCTGTATCCCATGATTGAATAATATATTCTACATCTGGCAACTCTTCATGTTCCCATGGCACCCACCATTCTGCTTTTAAAATACCACCACCTTTGGGCATTGGTCTCTGTTGCAATTGACCTGCTGATGCATATGTGCCAAGACTTTTCTCAAGATTTCCTAGTGTATTTTCATCAATTCTTTCTGGCCAGAGAAGTTGACCTTCTTTTGTTCTTGGATCTGTAAAGTGCAATGAACTTTTAGATGCTGTAGGATGACCAATCTCATATCTGGCAGGAATACAAAGGTGATCCCAGTCATTGTCATTTGCCAGAATATGTCCTGTCAAATCTTTCTCGTGAACTCTTTGCATAATTATTACAAAAGCACCAGTCTTTGGGTCATTCAATCTTGTCTGCATTGCCTGATCCCACCAACTTAAAACACCTTCCCTGACTGTGCTTGATTCTGCTTCTCTAACATTGTGAGGATCATCAATAACAATTATATCTCCACCTTCCCCAGTCAAAGCTCCATCAACTGATGTTGCAATCCTGTATCCTGTTTTATCATTCTCAAATCTTTGCTTTTGGTTTGGTCTGTTGTCAGTCCGAACTTTTCACCAAAATGCTTTTTATACCAAGCACTGTCAATTAACCTTCTACATTTAACTGAATCTCTTATTGACAATGAGCCTGCATAAGATGCAAATAAAAATCTTTTCTCAGGTTGTATTGTCCATGTCCAAGCAGGAAGTGCAACTGCCACTGCGATTGATTTCATATGCCTTGGAGGAATATTAATTATTAACCGACGAATGTCACCCTCAACAACTGCCTGAAGATGTTCTGATATTGCATCGATATGCCAGTTGTCATAGAACTCTCGTCCTGGTTCAACTGTTTGCCAGCTCTCCTGGATGAATGTTTTCAATGATCTCTTCATCTTCTCTGCTTTGACTTGCGTCAATGACAGCATGTTCAAGAGCTCGCTCGATTGTATTAAGGTCATTATCTGTTAATTTGCTGATGTCCAGCACCTTTCTCTCTTCTATTTGAGCTGTCACTTCAACAGCTTTTAAATCAGGGACGCATTTTCCTAATAGTGTTTTTGCAGCCATAACTCTTAATTCTGGGTCTGCACCTATTTTGCCAATGCTCTGTATTTCTCCGTCTGACTCCGAGTAGACTGGGAACATCTCTTTCCCATTCATTACATTTGCAAGGAAACCGACTGGATCTGCCTGACCCATTATCCAATGGATAGTTGCACGATGATTCCATTTTTTATATCTCTCTTGTCTTGGTTGTGGTGGCTTTTGATTTTTCATTGATTCGACTGATTTAAACTTGCCATCCCAGTTTTCAGTCTTTACTTTTGGACCATTGTTAACTGGTCTTTTAACTGTTATTTTCTTATCATTCCCTGAAACCATACTTGTCTCCTCAAAACCTTTATTTTCAGTGGTGAACTGTTATATAACTGTATATCTTATTTCTGGGCAAAAAGAAAGCTCTCTGTTAAGAGAGCTGTAAGTTGGGAGGAAATATATAATATTTCTAATTTAACCATAAACCTAAAGTTATGCAAAGTAAATCCATTTAGGAACTTTTCTGTTTTTATTATATCGTGCCATTGACATTTTTGTTTTGCCATAAAATTTTCTGTATGCTTTTATTGGATAAAACTCATCTGTCCTGCAGTCATCATGCTCACCAAAGCACTGAGGATGTTTTGTATTTTTTCCTTCAGGAATAAATCGAGCTCCATAAAATAATGCATCTTTGTGGACAGCAGCACCATGAACTTTTCCATATCTATGAGTGTATTCTTTCAACATCTCATCAAGTAAATGCCAAGCAAAATAATAATTACTTTTATTCTCCATTGCCCAGAGAGTGCAGGGATGTTTCTGATGAACAGGTTTGTAAAGGTCATTTAGATATGCATATTTTGGAGCTCTATGCCAAATAACAGTACAAAGCATCTGTGTTTCTTCTAATGGCATTTTAACAATGTGCTGGTCGCAGAGAGAAACTGCTATATCATCAACAT